GCCTTGCGGTGCTTTCGCCATATTCAAGGTCTTCGTGCAAATGCTATTTTATAGCGGACGGCAATCCTCGTCAATTTGTAAAGGACGACACTTTCGATATCTTTGACTGGCTAGATATCGAGTTTGAAAGATTCACATTCAACTCAAATGAATCCCCGCAGGAGATTTACTTCAATAAAAAGAGGAAGAAATACAAACGTATTCAGATAGTAATAAGGAATGACTCGATAAACGAGGGCTTCGGAATCCATGAGATAATCAAAACCTTCTCTATCGGGAATTTCTCAAAAGACAGGAGGTAAGGCATGGCTTTTAATCCCATTACGGCAGGCGAAATAAATGCTGCCCACGTGGAAGCGGCGCCCGATAAACTTACGGGAACCGCGGCAGACAACAAAAGAATATTCGATGCATATCCGGACCTTATAAAGAACAAATACAACGAGACGGTCGGGAAGCTCAATTCAACGACGGATGGAAGCTCCGGAGCAGACAACGTAGGAACAACTCCTGTTGGCGAAGGAACAGCGGATAGCGTTCAAGGCGTCCTTGAAGAGCTGAATTTGAGACTTACCGGCGCCGACAGAATCACACTGCTTTTGGCAGCCATCAACACTATAGGAGCTGTAGAGAATGACGAGCACCGCCTCTGTACGGGCAAAGATCTCGTGGACTATATTTCGGTTATCGGTGGCGGAGATATGCTAAAAGCAGCGTATGACTCAACCAACACCGGGAACAAGGTGGACACATCTTTGAACGCAGAAAAGCTCGGCGGACAGCTTCCGTCATACTTTGCAAGTGCGTCAAGTGTCGCTGCGGCCAAGGCGTTCGCGGACAACCCGGACACAATACCAACATTAAACTCACAGAAGGGAGTAACGAGCGATGGCGTGCGAAGGGCCATCAACACCGCGGTTGATAAGCCGGGCGCTTCTAACGCCGGCGCGCACAACGCAATCTTCCGAGGGAAATACCTCGGCTCGTCCGTCACAGCTGCCCAGTACGCTCAGATTGCTGCCGGCACGTTTGAAGACATGTACATCGGCGACTACTGGACTATCAGCGGCATCAACTGGCGCATTGCCGATTTCGATTACTATTATCGCTCGGGTTATGACCCGGACAACGCGGACGGGCATTGGGGCGAAGTGCTTACGCACCATGTCGTTATTGTACCGGACCGTTCAGTCGGAGACTATCAGAAGATGAACTCAACCGACACGACCGCGGGCGGGTACGCCGGCTCGGAGATGCGCACCACAAACATGACCGCTGCGAAGAATCTCATCAAGGCAGCTTTCGGCGAGTCACATATTATGGTTCATAAGGACAACCTTATCAACGCAGTCTACAACGGCTATCCGTCCGGAGGAGCGTGGGTTGATACAGACATCGAGCTCATGACCGAATGGATGGTATATGGCGCACCGGTCTTTCATCCTATGTGCGACGGCTCGAGAATTGTCTATAACTACGAGGTAGGCTGCAAGCAGCTCAACCTGTTCAGGCACCGCCCGGACTTAATCTATTCGGACGCGTGGCGATTCGATTACTGGCTGAGGGACGTAGTTTCCGCTGCGAACTTCGCTTGTGTCGGCAGCAGCGGCGCTGCGGCCTGCCGCGGCGCGTCCAGTGCTGATGGCGTGCGCCCCGCTTTCTGTCTTATTTCTTAAATCATAAATCACGCCCCTTTATGGGGCGGGAATGGAGGTAAATAATTGTCAGTCGTAAAATCCAAACGCAAACCAAGCCAGTTCGAAGTTTTTCACCATTTTAGTAAATTGCGCAAGGAGGTCACAACACTCATGCTCAACGATTTCGGATACAACGTGGAACGAGCGCGAAGCCGCTTAGATAGATCGTTCGGCGCAAGAGATACCTTATCTCAAACGCAGCAGACGAACTATGACAAGCGGCTCACCAAAATAATCGCTTTTGCCGCGTGGTTCATCCCAAAAGAGAAGGAAGCTGTGGCAGACTGTCTGAGAGAAATCGCCGCTTGCATCTATGGCGCGAACTCAATCTACCCAAGATACCAGGAAGAGCTCATCGAAAGAAGACTCCTGCAAGATAAAGCAATCGGTCAGTGCTACAGGCTGACGCAGGAACTCCAGTACGCGATAGAGACGCTCCCGGTGGATGTAGATAAATACACAAGGTTCGCCGAGATGATTCAAGAGGAAATCAACCTCCTGAAAGGTTGGAGAAAATCCGACAATAAATTCATCAGGGTAACTTCTGATTCCGCTGCGAACTTCGCTAATGTCAACAACAACGGCAATGCGAACTGCAACAACGCGTCCAATGCTAATGGCGTGCGCCCCGATTTCGATGCTGCGGCTTATAGCCTTTTGAGCGTGCCGCAAGCAGAGAAAGGAGAAGTTATCCTTCCAAATGGTAAATGCTAAACACGACGCGGGCGGTTACGACCGCACCCGCTATAAGCGTGAGATATTTAATGGAAATACTCTCTACGAGGCTTACCTTAAAACTATAAAGGGAAGCGCTTGGAAGCCACAAGTACAGGCTTTTGAAATGACATACCTTTTAGGCTTGGCCAAAATACAGAGAGAACTCAACGAAAGAACATACGAGTTTTTGCCCTCCACGGACTTTATTTTGAAGGAACGTGGAAAAACAAGAGCGATAAGAGGCGAGCAAGTCCAAGATAGAATCGCAAAACATGTCATGTGCGACGAAGCTCTGATGCCGGCGATGGAAAGGTATCTGATATACGACAACGGAGCAAGCGTAAACGGTAAAGGAATCACTTTTACTCGCAAGAGAATAATCACACACCTGCGGAAGTATTATTCGGAGCATAAGTCGAATGAAGGCTACGTGCTCCTTATAGACTTCTCCAAATACTATGACAACCTACGGCACGACAAAATATTAGAGCTGTTCGAAAAACACGTCGGAAACGAAGACGCGCTGTGGCTCTTCCGGAAAACTGTAGCACAATCGCAGGTAGATGTATCGCATTTGTCCGACGAGGAATACGCTTGCTGCATGGGTACCGTGTTCAACTCGCTGGAATATCAGGAAATTCCAAAAGAGCTCCTGACAGGCGAACGCTTCATGCCAAAGCATATGAATATCGGAGACCAGGCATCGCAGGTGGTAGGTATATCTTACACCATCCCGATAGACAATTACATCAAGATAGTCAAGGGCGTGAAATATTATGCCAGGTATATGGATGACAGCTACGTTATCCATGAGAGTAAGGACTATCTCGAGCAGCTTCTCGAAGAAGTGGACGGCATAGCCAAAAGCTTAGGCATAACCATAAACCGGAAGAAAACTCGGATATGCAAACTCTCGGACCGCTGGCGTTTCCTGCAGATTCAATACTCGCTCACAGACACCGGCAGAATCGTGAGGAAAATTAACCCGAAACGCCTCACCGCCATGCGCAGGAAAATGAAGAAGTTAGCTCTGAAACTTCCGGAAAAGGAGTTCGAGAACTTCTATCGCTCATGGTTTAAAGGCTGCTACAAATATATGAGCAAACAGCAACGAGAGAATATGGAAATGCTATTTCAAAAACTAAAGGAGGAAAGAAATGTACACAATCACACTCTCAGACGGGACCAAGCTTGAAAATATCAAGCTGAACGGAAACAATTACATCAGCCAAACAGAAGTCACAGAAAAGACCTTTGAAGGGAAGTTATCAAAAGTCACCATTGAGAGCGACGAAAAAACAGAAGTGCTCCACGATGCGGAAGTGATCCAAATCTCGCAGGTCGGCGAAGAATATTGGTTCATCCTCCGCGAGATGACCGATGAAGAAAAGGCGGAGAAGCACCTGTCTGCCGCGGTCATCGACACACAGGAGGCAATCGCGGAAGTCTACGAGATGTTATTGGGAGGTGTAAACTAATGGCTAAGATATACGCAAACCTTATCATCCACGAGAGAAGGACGATCAACACAGTACCGGAGGACATCCGCGAAGCTGTTATTGAAGAACTTAATTTGAGAGGCTATGACGAAAATGGCGACCCACTCGAAGAATAAAAGGAGGTAGCGATGAACGAAAACATGAAATACTTCAATTCCCTCCCCACACCGAAGCTGCGCATAACTTCGAGGTATGGAAAGAGGAATACCGGCATAAAGGGTGCCAGCACGTTTCATCGAGGGATAGACCTCGGGGGAAGCGGAGCAGACACTCCAATTTTGGCGGTCAGGCGCGGAATCGTAGCCGAGAACTATTGGAACGACATCCGGGGATGGGTGCTTGTCATAAGGCATAGCCAAAGATACGCAACCCTATACCAGCATCTCAAAGAAAGGTCGCCGCTGCCGGTCGGAGCCTACGTTGAGGCGGGGCAGAAAATCGGGATAATGGGAAACAGCTCAAAAAAGCTGAAAATCGCTACACACTTACACATGGAGTTACACGATAACGGTCAGCCTATAGACTTTGAATCGTGGCTCGAAAATATCAAAGGAGTTGAGGAAGACATGACCGAAAAGGAACTGAGGGAACTCATCAGAGAAGAAATCAAAAAGGAGCTCAACGGAACAGGTACAAAGCCTTCCGACTGGGCGAAAAAAGACTGGGAAAAAGCAACCGAGGAAGGAATCACGGACGGCACCAGACCAAAAGGATTCGTTACAAGAGAGC